GCAAGAACAGATTGAATATTCGGTTCCAAATCCTAGTAGGTCTTTACATGTTGTAGCTATATACTCAGTTAAATCAATGTCATTATATTTAAACGGAAATTTAGTTGCTAATAAATCAATATCAAAAATAAATTTTACCAACGAATCTTTGTCTTTTAATTGTGGTCCAGCACCTATAAACAAATATTTTATTGTAGATGCTCCAGCAATTTATAGATATTCCCTGTCTCCTAATCAAATTCTAAACCATTATAATAATTTTATTTCTAACACAGAGTCAAACATTGTTTTGCCAGACTCTGGAGAAATTTTTAAAGCTTCTGAAATGTATCAGAACATAAACACAACCGTGTCTTTTCCAGCACTGTTAGATTGGCAATATCACGTAGACGATAATATATTGTACAGAGAATATACTAATAGCCTATATCTTTCCCCGTCTTCAAGTTATGGAGAATTTATAAAAGTAATTAGCTTACCACACTGGAAAAATTTTGTTTCCTCCAAATTGGAAATACTGGCTAGTGACGGAGTGTCAGTTTATATTTCTACAGATAATCAGTCTACTTGGCAAGAGTGTGAAAACGGTAAGGCTCTTCCTGGATTTAGCCAGGGTTCTGATTTTTTAAATAAAAAAGTTATAGCAATAAAAGTAACATTTGAATCTGATGATTCTGAAAAATATGTTCCAGAATTGTATTATATAAAAATACATTTTTATGATGAGAAAAAGCTTTTAGCCCATGGCGGCGGCAGTATAATTTCTGTTGAGCAACCAAATTTAGGAGACTCATGGGAAATATCTATATCCAACACAAATTCAAATATATTATTAAGAGAAAAGGATAATGGAATTACTCCTGATAATTCAGTCTTTTATATAAATACATTAAAAGACATAAATTATCTTGAGATGATATTTTGTCCAAAATCATTATCTTCTGGATATTTGTTCTACAATAAAACAGACGGGGTAGAGTCATCTTTGTATTGGGCCACCAATGGCACAATAACAAAGACAAATATCTCAAATTTGTATGTTAATGGTCAAGATATAACTTCTCAAAATAATATCTCTAACTATTTATATGTTGATGAGCCTAACTATATTCTTATAAAATCGTCATCTGAAATGACAGGCCAGATTTGGATAAACGGGAAACAGGATGGCGGGAACAGATCAGGAGTACTAGATAATAATACCTATCAAAATATAGCTATATATGATTTAGAGTCAGTAGACCACTTGAAACACTATAACCTGTATATTGGAAAAGATATTATTGAGGCTAGTGATTCTGTCATTCAGATCACAGAAGAAGCAGTCAAGACATATTCTAGAGACAGGGTTCTGTTAAATAATATATAGTTTTGTCATTTTAATTGACAAAAAGCTGGACTTGAGGCACCGAAAGTGGTAAAATGATTACCTATGGAAATTAAAAAGATCAATGCAAAGGTTAAAGAAAATGAAACCAGGCTGGGCGTGTACGTCTGGGAAATGCCAGATGGCAGGTGGATAGGCGACGATGATGGTAATTTCCTTTCAATAGCGTCAATGAAAGACAATAGAGACAGAATCAATTTGTTGGCCAAGGCAGTAAGGGGATATGGAATTACTGAAGGCAATCCAAAGTTTCTTGAGGGAAGCAGGCAGATTGATGATGAAGAGTTTGAGTATCAAAAGCAGAGACTAAGATGGGGCCTAACACCAGATCCATTAGATGTAGGTGTTTATAAAGATGAAACGGCTAAATTAAGGAAGGGTCAAAATGATTGAGTACGAAGAAGACACATTGTCAAATGATGTAGAAATATCAAATATCACAGACTGGATTAGATTTAATTCTAGTATAACTCAAAAAAACAATGATTCATTTTCCCTAGAAGGCGAAGAGCTTTTAAAATTATCTGGACTTAGTCCAGCATTAAGAAGAAAAGCAAGCAGAGATATACAAAAGAAATTTGTCGGGACCGAAGGAACTGGAACCCAGCAATTATTAACTCAGCAGGCAGTTAGCGGATATGCCCTATTTGATCTTGTAATGCCTGAATATAATTTAGATTATTTATCCACAATATATGAAATTTCCCCATATAATTATGCAGCAATTAATGCTAAGGTTTCTAATATTGTAGGCCTTGGATTTGATTTTATTGAATCTAGAAAAACTACAGATATGTTAGATGGTATTAATGATGAAAAACAATTAGAAAGAGCCCGCAGAAAATTAAATAGAATTAAACAAGATTTACATGAGTGGCTAGAAGATTGCAATGAAGAGGAAACATTTAAAGAAACACTTATTAAGTTCTACACTGACGTAGAAGCCACTGGTAATGGCTATCTAGAGGTCGGTAGAACGACTTCTGGCAAGATAGGGTACATCGGACACATACCTGCAAAGACAATGCGTGTAAGGCGCCTTAGAGACGGTTTTGTGCAATTGTTATACGGCAAGGCTGTATTCTTCCGTAATTTTGGAGACACCGAAACCCCTAATCCAGTTGCAGGCGCAACAGATCGTCCTAATGAGATTATTCATTTGAAAAAATATACACCTAAGAATAACTATTATGGAATTCCAGATATTATTGCAGCACAAAATGCTATGGCGGGAAATGAGTTTGCTGGTAAATATAACTTAGATTATTTTGAAAATAAGGCAGTGCCCCGTTATATTATTACTGTTAAGGGAGCAAAATTATCCCCTGAGTCTGAGCGTAAGCTATTAGAATTTTTCCAAGTTGGGCTTCGTGGCAAAAACCACAGATCCCTATATATTCCATTGCCACCAGATTCTCCAGATTCTAAAACAGAATTTAAGATGGAGCCAATTGAGGCGGGCGCACAAGAGTCTTCATTTAATGTTTATCGTCAAGCAAATAGAGATGAAATATTGATGGCACACAGAGTTCCAATTAATAAGGTTGGAACGGCCACTGGAATATCTTTGGCAAATGCTAGAGATGCTGATAAGACATTTAAAGAACAGGTATGCCGTCCAGCACAGGATATTCTTGAAAAGAAATTAAATAAAATTATTCAAGAAATGACTGACGCTTTAGTTCTTAAATTTAATGAATTAAGTTTGACTGATGAAGATACTCAGTCCAAGATTGATGAAAGATATTTAAGATTACAAGTAATTACCCCTAATGAAATTAGAATTAGAAAGGGTATGGTCCCAAGAGAAGGCGGAGACGAGGTAGTAGATTTAGCTGCTAGGGCCGCTGAAATTAAAGCTGAAGCTATGAATAGCAGAACCAGGGATCAAGAGCGTGAGGCAAATTCCCCAGATAATTCAGGGGAAGGTAGAAATGCAAAGGGCGACGGCAGACAAGTCGAGTAGTCCTACTCAACTAGTTATTTGCCTTTAGATATATAAAAGCCTATAATATACACATATGACCATTGAAAAATCCCATTGGTCTTCTAACGGAAATGTTATTAATTTATCAGTTCCGTTCACGAAGGTCAACAGAGAAAAAAGAACAGTCTCAGGTTTTGCAACATTAGACAACCTAGATCAGACTGGCGATGTGGTTACGCAGGAAGCAAGCATGAAGGCGTTCGAAAGCTTCCGTGGAAATCTAAGAGAAATGCATCAGCCAACGGCGGTAGGCAAAGTTGTATCTTTTAGACCAGAAACATACTATGATCCAAAAGCAAAGGAATTTTATAACGGAGTATATGTTGATGCATATATTTCTAAAGGCGCACAAGATACTTGGGAAAAAGTTCTTGATGGAACACTACAAGGTTTTTCAATTGGCGGAAAAATTATAGACTCAGATACAGAAGTAAATAAGTCTACAGGACAAAGTGTCCGTTTTATTAAAGATTACTCACTTGTTGAATTATCAATAGTTGATTCTCCAGCAAATGAACTTTGCAACATATTGTCTATTGAAAAAGTCAATGGTCAAATGGTTTTCAAGGGCATAGTTGCAGATGTAAAAATGGAGAACATTTTTTATTGTGCAGAAAGCGATTCTGTATTTATGTCAACAGAGTCTGAGTATATTTCACCAGTTACTGGTAAGAAAACAGAACTTATTGGTTGGGTGGAATCTAATGACGCTAACAAGTCAAAAGAAATAGATAAAATTCTTGATTCATACAAATCAAGATTGAAAACGTTGCCTGATACACAAACAGTTGCAAAACAGGCAAACGCAGAAGGAGGTAATGAAGTGGAAAATAACGTAGATACCACAACAACTACCGAAGAGACTGTAGAAAAGTTAGGTACAGCGCCAAGACCAGGAGAGCCGTCAAAGGATTCTCAAGTTCCTGCTGCACCAGTACAGCAAGCACCAGTAGCGCAAGCTCCTGAAGCTGACTTGAACAAGTCTGAAGAGGTAGAGAATACTACAGAACAAGACACTTCTGCCGAAGTTCTGGAAAAAGCAGCAGACGTATCAGAAGCTGAAGTTAGTGAACCTGATTTTGCAAAGATGCTAGGCGACCTTAAAGGGTTCTTCTCGGAGAC